ACTGAACCCTGGGTCAAGGTAGATGGAGCTGCATTATAGCTACCAGCCGTAAGAGTTTTCTTAAGGGCCAGTACCGCTTCTTTGATTGTTTCTAGTGGGGTAACGGTTTTAGCTATGTCTTCAAAAATAGCATCTTCGACTTCAATAGTTCTATAGGAAGGTTCGGTGTCCCATCCCATAGTTTTTTCTATGTCGTCGCCTTCGTAAATATCTGATATTGCTGAACGATTACAGGGCCTTAGAGTCCATGCGACCCGCCGACCAACGGATCTTTTAAGCTCGTATCCATCACGCTCTAAGGTAGATCCTTCGATGGAAAAACCGGCAATCATAGGTATCTTGCGTTTTTGGCAATACCGCACCATTGCAGCACAGGCAATAGCTCCAGGATGATTTTCATCATCAAACAGTTCACCTATGATATAAACAAAAGGTGTCTTCACTTTGTCCCAATAAGACTCTTGACGCTTATTGTCACAGTCGCTTTTTTTCATAATTTTCTTGGCAAAGATAATCTGCCCGATTATATCTTCAGGTGAGTCATTGGAATGCTCCCAGTTGATCTGCCCCTTACCATTTACTAAATCAGAGATGTCATGACCGCTAATATGGAGAACTTCCCCAGAAGAATCAATATGTTGCGATGCTGCAATTCCATCAATTTTGATTCCCAAAATTAACCTCTTTGTTCGGAGTATTCATCATACCCAAAACCTTTGAAAGTTATGGTACCTTGTGAGTTAAAACCATAGCCTGGTGGTAACATTGATAAAGTGTGTTTGCAGTTCGGATGCGTGCAACCGACAGTAGCCACCGGATTACGCCAATCTCTATTATAACCGTCTTTAAGTTCCGATAGCTTATACACTTTTGGCACGTAAAGGTCATCACTGTGCCAAAGTTTTCGACAATTATTACACAAGCTGGCCATATCTATTTTGCTTCTTAGCTTCATAACAGTAGGATCATCTATACCAATAGAAGCTCCAAGCTGTTCGATACCAGCTCTTTCGGCGTAAGCTTGGACGTTCTTTATTTCTGTGTTAAGGACGGTGCTGACATACTTAGAAGCCTTGTCCATACCGTCTCTAACTAAGCCTTCAACCTGATCTAATTCTATGCCCTGTTCGGCAGCCATAATCAGGTTGTTGATGGTCTTTAGGCGCTCTGCGTCCAGGTAGTTGGCGGTGATTTTCGCCATGCTTTTGATGCGCTTTACGTCTACTTTGGCATCTGGGCCGTACATCATGCCGATAGTATATCGATAAATTCCTTCCATGGAATCAATCGGGTCTTGATCACGGATTATTTCAAAATAGATCGCTGGGCCACGGAAAAACCTTCCTAACAGTCTCGCCTTGAGTCTATTGAAAAGGTCGTTTACGTGGGCTTCGATTGCCTTTTTTTGATTATCCGTCAACATCATGGTCGTGGTCACAGCCTTCATGGTCTTCATGTTTAGCTAAAGTGCCGTTTTGTATATCGGCAACAATCTTTCTGACTGCTTTTTCTGAATCTTTACGCCAAGCTAGCAGGTTTTTGTCTACTATCTGGTTGTGTCTAGCTAAAAGCATTTTGCTGATGGCTGTATGGTTGGTTTCCACAGACTTGTTGAGATCTGCGAAGGTGGCTGCAAGTTCATTTTTTTGCGCCGATTGACCACTATCCTGGTCACCAGAGGCTTCTTGACCACTATCCTGTCCATCTTGGCCCGGTTGTGGTTGTTGCTGAGGCATTTGCATCTGCATGGCCATTTGTTGGTTTTGCATAGCCATCTGAGATTTCTGGATAGCCAGTTGCATCTGTTGGAAATAGAAAGGATCTCTGATGTAGTCATATCGTGGATCTTGGGCTGCCCCTTCAATACCAAAAAACGCTTCCATCATAAAACCCACAGTAAGGTAAGGGGCAACAGATTGCTGCCACTGCTGGTTCATGATAAATTGGCCGCCAAGCTCTTTGCCCAACACAGGTTTTTCTACCGTTTTAAGGATATCATCCATAGTCATATGGACGTTCATATCCTGGCTAAGACGGGTAGATTCTTTTTCAGGGTCATCCTGTTCCAGGCCAGCAAGAACAAGCTGGAACTCTTTACTGAAAGCTTCGTCAAATTTAGGGAGAATATGGGTATTCAGTAGATCCTGAATGTCGTACATCAAAGGACGTAAGCCAACATCTCTTGCGGCAACCAGCTTGTATTCATTGCTGGACTCTGACAAAGTTTGAGTATTAGATCCACGGCCAAGGTGAGCATACCCTGGAAGCTCTTCAGGTGACATTTGGAATGCACCAAGAACTATCCTTGCAGTATCGTCTGATAAAAACTGGAACTCTTTGTCTCTGCCTGCCGAATCGGTAGTCTGAAAAACAATGTCATCTTCGCTGCCAATACCAAAAACTGGCATACGGTAACTGTTCTTGACCGAGTTGATACTGGCATGGAACTGGTTACGAATCTTTTGGATGGTACCTTCGTCGATATCATCCGACTTAAATACCAACATACCTCTAGCAGCACGGCCATTTTCAAAAAATAGCTTGTTCTGGAGGGAAATGCTGATATGGGTAATAACGGCGTTTAGTGCCTGGTCGATAGGCGTCAGCGGGTAGCCGTTATATTCGATGTTGGTTGTTGGGAATATGTTGTACACAACCAATTCTTTTTCTGTGAAAACCTGGACCGGGGTACCATTGATAACCTGGACCCATTTATATTCATCTTTTTCGTACTTGGAAATATCGAACTTTTTGTCATCCAGTTTTTCCAACATACGCATAGCGGCAATACGCTGTTCCTGGTCATGACCGGCGCTAGGGATGATTCTATAGATGGTACCTGCATCAACAGCACGGAATGCCACGCATACGTTTTCGCCACGGTCTGTGTCGTTTGCATAAATAAATTCTGTTGCTGACCTACCAAAAAGCAAAGCATCCCTGGTAGTCATTTTCAAAAACTGGGACAAGTTTGGGTGCCAGTCTTCTAAAACCCTATTAGAGCCGCAATTCCACATCACTTCTTTGATTTTTTCGATGCGTTTTTGGGTTTCCTTTTGTTGCTCTGGGGTTTCATGGGGCTCCGGGTGCATCTGCTGGAATTCAAAACCAACGCTAAATCGGCTGGTTCTTGGACGGCCAAAAGACGCCAGAGTGTTAGATCTGGCTTGCAATATCTGGTTAACCAGGTCATCACCTTGTGGACCTGCAATTCGCTTTAAGATTGGATCTGGAGTTAGATTGGTTTTTTGGCGATAAGTGGACACCGTACCAAGGTTTGCGTCTCTTGGGTCCAAAGTAAAGGCGAGACGGATATCATGCTCTCTCGCTTTTTCACTCTTACGCAAAGAATCGAGGATCAGCTTAAGGCTTCCCCCTTTGTCATCTTGCGGCTCTTTTTCGTCAGCTTCCATAGCTTTTGCTATTTTGTAGCTATTAGCATCCAAGGCAAACACTTGAGTTTGATCTTCCTTGGGTTTCTTAGATTTGTTCAGGAAATCTGAGCTATCCATATTTTACTCTGCTACGAAATATCTGATTGTCGCTGGACTAACAGATAAGTTTACAATCACTAAAGAATACACCAAACCAACCTTAGACATAAAGCCAATCAAATCTGGTTTTCCTGCTGCGATTGGATCAATAGTGTTTCTGTTGCTGGTTTCTCCGTTAAGTTTAACGGCAACCATCTGATTTGACTCCAAGTAGATAAAGGTCTTGGCACCAGTATAGATCATAATGGTATCCAAGACATAAGTCAACCCAGTTTCAGTTGGGATAGGGGCGGTGGAGGTAAAGTACACAGTGGATGGTGTGCTGTCTACTATATTGTATGAGCCAATAGAGGCGGCACTAAGAGTGCCATAAATGGCTATGGTGTTACCTGCCTGAACGCCGTCTTGTGCGTAAAACTGGACCTGACCGGCTGGGATAGGTCCCACCACGGTTTCAGACACGCCATTACACGGATTGCCTTGGCCGCGATTAACTTGGACTGTTTTGGCTGTGTTGTCTACTGCCAAAACTATCCAAATACCTGAATTAATTGCATTAAAAGAAAAGGGACCGGTTGCAAAGGTGCCGGTACCTGCAATTCGCATCACATCGCCGACCTGAACAGCGCTCAAGTCTGATCCAGGGAACGTAAAAACCGCTATAGCATTGTTGTTCATTTGGACTGTGGCACTAGAAATACCGGTGGCTGCATGGCTGGTTTTGAAGCTGCCAGGTCCAGAAGTAACTGTAAGAGCATAAGTAGAGGTTTTTGCTTGACTAATAGACAAAACTGACAAACCGGTCAAACCGGTAGCTACCAAAGAGTTAACAATTGAATATTGCTGCCCTGGAGCGATAGTGACCGTGTTGTGTGCCGGATTTTCAATAGCCAGAGCCGACAAACGTCTGGTCCAGTCATAGTCCTTGTATTGAGGATTGTCTGTATTTCCAGATGGATCTGAATAGGCCAAAAGCTGATTTGTAATGTTAAGTATTGAAGTCATTGACTTTTTTCTCCATTAGGCTTCTAAAAGATTAGGGGGCGAACTCAGTCATTTGAAAAATCCCAGAAAACTGAACCAGTTGCGGACTTCCCTTTGCCCTTAGAGTCAACCTCGTTTGAGGCCATTTCAAATATTTCATTAAAGTAGTTCCTTTGACCGGGGTCTGGCTGGAACTGAGGCAAGGAAGACCTGTTTTTCAGGATTTCCTGTTCTCTTTCGCGTAGGTCTGGGGCAACTAGGCCACCTTTAGTGGCAAAAAGGTTCTGCCCCATATAACGCAAACTATCGAGGGCATCGGCATGATTTTCATCATCAGGTTCGGCAGTTATATTGCCTGCTGCATCAGTTCTAAAGTGATGGCTATGGAAACCTTTAATAATGTGCCTGTTTTCTTCAGTAAGAAGGACCTTTAACCTACGACGACCGGAAGCATCAATTATTTGTCCCCTAATTGAAGATATGCCACCAGATACATCTTTTTTAAACTCTTTGCATGGCATTCCAGCTTTTTTAAATGATTTAATGAACATAGGCTGGGCAGTGTCCATAAACCATTTTCTTGGCATATATTTGTCACGTATATATTCGGAATATTTCATCATTTCCGGGAACTCTAAACCAGCCATAACAAAACACTCTACAATCCAAAAGTCCCCACTAGGAAGTATGGCCCCAACTATTAGGGCAAAGTTATGCCTAAAGCCCCAGTCACCGCCTACATAAAACTGTATACCAAGTTCAGACATTTTAAGGATGAGTTCTGGTAGAGTTACGTCCGGTTTTTCATCGCCCATAAGCTGATAATAAGCGTTACTAACCGTTATAGTATTTTCTCCTTCAGTTTGATCAAAGCGAGGATATACAAGACCTGTACTGCTCGGTTTCCAGCAGTTGTGAACGGCAACACCATTGGCAATATAGCTATGATTTTTGGCCACCTCAAGATTGTAAACATGTCCAGAATAAAAGCTTGAATCAAGAGATTTAACTCTATATTGATTATATTTTTCATCTTTTCTAAATCTTGTGCGGTTTTGAGAAAATTTAAATAAATCGTTAGCAACCCTTATGCGATAAACGGGTCTTCTGTTATTTTTATATTGCTGTTTAGTTATAGTGGGGGTTAGACCTAATCTTCCACAAATTAAATACAATTGACATGCAAGAGCATAGCTGACTGTTGTTAACTCCATACGTGATTCATATCTTTTAGTTCCATCTCCAGCATAAAACCCTTCAAAAATTCCACGCAAAAAAGTTAGATTTTCCTGCATTAAGATTGGAGATATTTTCTTATTATAAGATATTTTTCCACATAAAGAAAGAAGCATTTTTCCTAGATTTTTACTATAAAGGGTTTGGATGTATCCTAATCCTTTTTTACTAAATTGATCTACGGTGGTAAGTCCTATAGATTTTGCAAAATTTCTTATTTTTTCATGATATTCAAGCTCTTTTGAGTGAGTGCAGAAGGTCACAGAACTAACGGTTTTATCATTTTTTCCATAAGCCCTATAAGAAAGAAATCCTTCAGCCAGATAAAAACCTAATATCCACCCAAAATCATAATTACATTCATAGGTAGATGGTATATTTCTACCTATCGTTTCTGATTTCAATTTTCCATATTCGTCTAAAGGAACATTTGCGTCTATGTCTTTAATAAAATCTATATATCCCTTTCCAGTTACTTCGTAATTAACTGGAAAAGATGTATAATCTCCAATACTTATAGGACTACCAGCTTTATTAAACTTAGATATTTTTGCACTTTCAATAGACCTCCATTCATTTCCATTCAACAAAAAAGGATGCTCTGGAGTTATCAATGTTTTATCAAATCCGTTCCAATTATAAGAGCAAGCATCTATCATTTCTGAATCAGAAAAACGAACAAAAACTTCAGTCACCGGTTGAATTTCGCCAGTATGAGTTATAACTAAATCATTTATTTTGATTTCTGATATAGGTTTACATGTACCGTCGCTCATTAAAATTTGAGCACTTTCTGTAAAACATAACAGCTGAGCCTCAGCCATATCAGGTTCAATTTTAGAAAACTGGTTAATAGTAAAATCTATTGGCTTCCACAGTCCCCCTCTATCGTTTTCTGGTCTATTGGCTAGGCGAGTTTTACACACAGGTAAAAGTTTACAGTCAACGCACCCGACATAAGCCTCTATTGCTTCATATCCGTCTCTTTTTTCTTCTGGTAGAGATAAGTGTTCTTCTGGGGATATTTGCAAAAGAGGCAGGTTTTTTGCTATATACCTTTTAACGGTACCTTGATCTTTTTTGTTTCGTTTTGATGAGCAATGTTCAGTGACATCCAATATGTTCCAATGTCTTATTGGATGACCGTTTTCCTGGGCTCTTTCTATTTCTTTTTGCATCAAACCAAAAGCAAATTTACGAGTAGAGGTGTAAAGAGTAATTGGGAATTTACCGTTTTGTACCCCAGGAATCATCTTAGCCTCTTCAAAAGCCTGGGGATACTGGACGACATCTACCTCATCGCATGCAAAAAAAAGTGTGTGATTACTGTTACTTCCCTGAAGCGTGGCAACAATAACCTGAACGTAAACTTCATCTCCGTTTGCATTTTTAATGGAAATATTGCGCACGTTTTTAGATGTAACTGCTCCACCGTGATGCTCTAAGTATGGTTCTATTTTACGTACAAAAGAGTTAATATATTGAATAGCCTTGGCGGACTGAGAAGTAATTGCTGCCATGTGAGCCACGGTAGCATTCAGATGGACCATTAAAATAACTTCAAGTGCCGAACATCCCAAGGTTTTGTACGCGTCTCTCGCGCTGTATACAACATATACAGGCTTTTCATTTCCTTCGTTATTTCTCATTGCAGTGTAAACTTCAAACATCCACTCAACAGGAGAAGTGTTGCTGTCTGGATCTACTCTACCCATCGGAAAATCTATGTCAAAAAAGTTATAGATCCAGTCACGCATTTGTTGTGGCGTTTCAAAAGGCTTTAGAAATGTTTCGGCTAAAGCTAGCTGAATAGCCGTCATGGGTTTGGTAGTATCAGGTTTCTTAGCCATTTTCCCCTCTAGCTTTTTTACGTTTTTCTTCTGCCATGATGTTCAGAATTTGCTGGGTGGCATCAGTCTGAACCTCTACCTTACCAGCTTCCAGGGCAATTGGGCTGGCTGGTTTGCCTTGCAGGGCTTCTCTTTCGTCTTTGATGGTAAAGGTGCGGTCCTGGCCGCTAAGCTTTTGCAGGGACTCGATAACCTTTGCGAGATCGCTAATACTGTTGATCGACAAGGCGTCTTTAAGGTAAGATTCATCTCCGGTCTGGATATACTTTTTGAGCCTGTCGCCATGCTTTTTATTAGCGGCAGCGATCATGTCAGTATAGATGCTAGTGGCCTCTATGGCGGCTTTAGTGATTTTGTTGATGACCCTTTGGTTCATAGTGATCATGGCATCATGGTACATTTGGTCCCAGCTGTACCTAAGGCGAGCTAAATGTATGCAACCTTTTGGGAATGAGGGGTTTAACCTATGGATTTCGTTGACGTCATATCCATTTAGATACAAATCAAAAAACTTTTGGGCGGTCACCAGAGCTAATGGTGCACCACCCCTTAAAATATAATCACTAAGTTCCTGGAATTCATCAGTTGTCAAGTAAATCTTAGCTCGGTCAATTATTAACTGGCCGTCACTCAGTTTTTGCTTGATCTGTGTCTCTAACTGGGTCTGGTTTGTCAATTCTACTGTCATAAATCTTCTTGTCGTTTAGTATATACACGCACTCAGAGTCATTCCAAAGTATGTATTGTGTCCAATCAGATATAAGATTAAGTAATTCTTGGGTTTTCTTGGATTTACGGTACTTGCCATTAGATTTGGCGTTAAAGGTAACTACGTGAGTATTGGGCTCTATTTTGATCTCAACTGCAGTTACGTTTGGCAATAAAACTCCATAACACTGGAGCTGATACACCTGGAACTCATGCACAGAACCGAAACGTTCGGTCATGCCCTTTAGCCAATACAGCTGGTCTTTTGGTGACTTCACCCTACTACCCCTGGCAACAGATCTTTAAACATAGCATTCAAAGCAACTACTTCTTTTTTACCAAGATCTTTAGTAGTAACGTAGTCTATAAAGTAAGAATTAAAGGCTGTCGGTATACCGTTTGATTCGGTAACCTCTGTCTGGATTACGTCATTTTGGATTGTAGTTCTAACCTTAGCAGATGTCCAGCTCTTTTTCAGGCAGTCAGATACGAACTTTTTGTTTCCAGTAATATCAATATATACTCGGTCTGGAGATAAAGACTTTAGAGTTTTCTGGGCTTCTGCTAGTTCTTGATCGTTTGACACCTTGATCAAAACCATAGGTTCCGACACACTTGCTGGAGTTGGTATAAACTCAAAAGATCCATTATCAAAGATATGTATACCCTTGATTTCATTGGCATCGGAT